GTGAAGACAATTTCAAAACGGAAATTTAAGAAGGAATTACAAGCTTTTCAACAATTAAATGATTCTTTTTCTGGTTTTATGAATGAAATAAATGAAAAGTATCCATTGGATCAGGAGGAAAAGAAAAGGGTTGAGAGCATGCAACTATATTTTAAAAGTACAAAAACATTGTTTCTGAATATGGAGCAACAATGCTAGAGGTGGTTTTGTGAAGATTAAAAAATGCGGTTTTTTATTGTCATTAGCTATGTTGATTTGTCTTGCTATTCCTAGTTTAGCAAGTGCAAATACATTTGATAGTGCAATACTTTCTGTTAGGAATGGTTATATTTGGTCTTTTTGTGAACCTTCTAAATGTCCTAGTCCTAACATTCGTAGTGGAGAAACACAATATTATAAGATTGATGAAAGTTTTAGTTTAGGTGTAAATGAATTTAAGTTAGGGGTTAGAAATAATGGAGGTAGTTTAGATACGTCTGTTATTTCTTTTTATACACAATCAAAAAAACTGATAAAAAGTTTTCCGTTATTAAATTATTCGTTTGATGATTTAGTCTCATATCGTTTAGATGAGATAAATGATGTTAAGTATTTTTCTATAACTAATAATACGGGTTTTAATTTATCGGTTTCGAGATTGTCATTTGGTGGTGGTAGTAACCCTCCAGTTAAATTTCCTTTTGTATATGAAGATGTTCAAGAATTAAATGCTATGGCTGATATAGACAAAATTAAATTAACTTGGAAAAATCCGACAGACCCTAAATTTACAGGAGTAAGGTTATTTTTTGAAGGTGAAGAAATAAAGCTTGTTAATCCGAAAGAAACTAATTTTGTTTCGGTGGGGTTAAAGTCTGATACAAACTATAAATATAAAATTGTGTCTTTATATGGTGATAAGTCATCTCAGGGTGTAGAAAAAATATTTAGAACAAAGAAACCACCGATGCCTTTAGTTAAACCACCAGATAATGTTTTTATAACACCGCAAGATAAAAAGATGGTTATAGCATGGGATGATGTTAAATCGCCTTATTTAGAAGGATATAACGTTTATATTGATGGGAAAAAAATTAATGATAAGCCGTTAACTTCTAGTAAGTTGGTTCTTAAAAATTTAGAGAATGGTAAGTCATATAAAGTACAAATAAGTGCGGTTAATAAAGAAAACGCCGAAGGTGAGAAGAGTAAAGAAAAGGAAGACAAGCCTTCATCTGACGCTTTGGAAGTTGAATATGATGTGAAAATGCCATTTTCACCGTTGGATTTAATAACGTCTAGCTTTTCGTTGTTAGCAATTTTGGGTGGATTTATTTTATTAATGCTTGCAATTATTTGGTTTAAATCATTAAAAAAATTAATCGTTAAAGCAGTAAGAAGGGAGAAAGATAAGAAGTGAATTCGTTTTTATTGAATGCAATGTTAGGAACGGTTTTTACAAAGCTTCTCCCTATCATCGTACCTCTTATATTTCTATTAAGTGCTTTGCTTTTTGCAGATCGTTTTATTGATGTGATTCATCGAGCATTAGGCACGAGGAAGTAAAGTATGGGAATCATAGGAGATGCGTTTAAGAAGCTATTTGGCTTGTTATGGGAAGTTATTAAGTGGATAGGTAATTTACTATATAAACTTTTCAAACCATTCATAGACGTTGTTATGAAGGTTATAGAAGTTATATTTGCTCTTATAGATGCCTTTCTATATTTCTTGTATAGCATTGGTTTGGTTGTGACCAAGCTATTTATATTAATTTTCCAGACCGCGAAACTCTTATGGTCGCTAGTGGTTGGGTTTGGAAAAACCCTAGCGAGTTTAACTTATATCCCACATTCACCGGGGAACGGTTTTTCGTCCACGATAGGGAAGTTATTCAAAATTGCCGAGCCTATGCAGTTGAATTCGGTTGCATATATCTTATTGTTTATTATTTGGCTATTCACGGCAGTTTCAGCAATCAAACTTGTTTCATCTATTCGTGTTGGTGGTGATTGATTTGGGAGTAAAAGAAAAGTTAAGGAGTTTTATAGATTCTATATTTCAGCCGATCATAAGTTTTTTAGATTTAGGAATACAAAAGCTACAATCTATCAATTTAGTGGTTGCTCAAGGGATAGATGTTGGAAAATATTTAAGTATATTCGGAGATATGCCGGGCGTGTGGCAGAAGGTCATAATTTCGATTCTAGCGTCCGTTACATTGCTTGGTAGTCTTTTAATATTCAGGTCGGTTATGAGGATGTACTATAGCGTAAAAGAGGGGGTTAAATGGTGGTAGAAGCGTTTGGTTATATGTATGTTTTAGGTTTTGGGGCTTCAATGGGTATTCTTACATCTGTATTTATCGGATTAAAGATTTATAACAGAAAAGGCAAGAGAGAAAAACAAAGAAACGTTATAGGGTAGGTGTGGAAAATGCTGAGTAAATTTAGTAGGTCGAAAATGAAAGAAGAAGATTTTTTCCCAAGTACGAATGATGTTTTGATCGTATTTGATAACGAAGCAAAAACGAGTGATATTAAGCGAATTAACAATATAGAAGAGGATACATTGTTTGTTACTGGTGAATATGCAGTACCTATTGCTGATTGTGAGATAACGAACAGTGTGAATGGACGTAATTTCTTTTATAGAGCACCTTCTCAATCAGTCCAAGAGACGAAGAGATTGGCACAGTTAGAAAAGAGTATGGTATTAAAACATATCACCCAATTTAAACCGAAACCGCCAGAGAGTCCATTTGACATCATGAAAATTGGTTTAATGATTATTATTCTTTTCGCTTTTATCGTAATTGGTACGGTAAGTTGCTCAAATGGGAAAGCAGAACAACAAGTACCAGTACAAACATATCAAAAACCGACTCAATAGTTCGGGAATTGATTCAAAAAATGCATGGCAGCATAGCAGATCCAGGAGAGAATTTTATATAAAATCCGAACGTTAGGAGGAAATGAAGTGAATAACAATAGTAATGCTGAAAAACTACAAAATGTAATATCAGATAATCTCTTTCCAGAAGTGCAACATATAAGCGATGTAAAACAGGTTCTGGAAGTCATGAGACCAAATGCACAGGAGCTACAAGAACCGCAAGTAAGAGCATTAATTTACTTGCAGAAGCTAGGGGAGAATACATATCTTCATGGAGAAGAAAATCCATATAAGCCAGTTGCTGAGTTCATTATGGAAAGTAAGGTTAATGTAGCCGATCCAGAGTATTACTTGAAAACGATAGAAGGATTGATTCCAAAACCGCCAAAACCGATTGTAATGGCTGAGAAAGGAAGAAGATAATGGCGCATCATATTTTTGTACAAGGACCTTTAGGGGCAGGAAAAACGTTTATCATGTCTGTTCTTGCTCACCACTGGAAACAAAAAGCCTTTGAGCAAGGTGCTGATATAAAGTTATTTTCAAATTATGGCTTACTGGATTCCTATCCGATGTCTAACTATACAGATTGGTATGAAGTATCTAAGGCTCAAGGTTCAATATGTTGTTGGGATGAGTGTCAGATGGCTTTCTCAAACCGTAAATGGTCGAAGCATGGTTCTATCATAGCAACCGAAGTAATGATGTTCACAAGGAAAATGAAGAGTGTACAAATATATTGTTCACCTTCTATAAACAATGTAGACAGTCGTATAAGACAGATCGTAGAAATATTGGTTGATGTTCGTAAAATCGGAAATAAGGGGTTCTCATTGCGATTTATGGACTATCAGACAGGAGAATTCTTGAATAAAACGTTCTTACCGATGAGTAAGGCCAAAAGATATTTCGGATTAAATTTGTATGATACATATGCAATGGTGCAAGGTTTCCCTTTGCCACCAACAGAGCGAGAGTCAGATAAGTTTTTTGAGAAACTAGAAGAAATTCATGATAGATCAAGGGGAAAGAAGCCAGTTATTTTAGATAAAAATATTTCGATTGAGGGGTAATTTATGAGTACATGTTCAGTAATTCCAAATAAGTTTCAAGATAAAGATCCAAGGCAACTTTTATATCATTTCCCTACATTGCCAGCGGTAAAGTTAGCGAAATTGTATCAAGAGTATTGTTTCTTTAAACAGTTAGAGTTAGCTGAAGATATGGCTCATAAAATGGGTTTTATCCTTGTTCCATATGAATGTATGCATTGGCAAAGGAAAAAGGCGTTTGGGAACGATAGAAAGGTTAAGGTAGGGCGTAATTCTTACTTTATGATGCAACAGAATGAATTGACTAGAACAGAAAGAAGAAAACTTGAAGAATATCTGGAAGAATTGAATTATCGTTCGTAA